ATATCAAGTGGCAGGTGAATTTAACACATGACTAAGCTATCATGGCTTAATACCCTCGACAGCCCCCTTGGCCAGACCCTCGAAGATTAAAGCAAGTCCCTGGTTGATTTGCTTTAATCCTTCGGTTTGGTTTTCGCTAAAGCCTTTAACCTGGAATTGTGTGCCGTCCTTTTGACGGCTATACTGCAAACCTTCAAAAGCCTTGTCTGTACCTATGCGGAAATCCCAAACCGATATGTCACGATCCTGGTAATGAGCCAGACCGCAGCCGGTTAGCGCACAGGTAAGCAAGATTAAGGATTTCACTTTAGACGCTCAATATCGTCTGCAATCGCGTTTAAAAACGCGCAGTTTTCAGCATTCATGTAATAGCCAATATCGCGAAGCCTTTCAACTTTATGGTCGATTTCGTCAATATGCACAAACTTTTCGATATCTTTAATCGTTAATCTTAGCGTAGATAATGTGAATTTTAAGCTTGATTGTGGTGTATATTCGATAGTCGGATAATCTATCTTCTTATCTTCTATGATTGATTCATCAAGTTCAATACTTTCTGTTGTAGTATCGTTTGTCATAATTTTATACATTTTCCGGTTATGCCGATCATTGGGTATCGACTGTGATTGTAAAATTTTGTCGTCATTACAAAGATGCCAGAGCGACTTGCTAAGCCGCTCCAGGTCTTTTAAATCGCCCTCGAACAGATGGATGCCTTTGTAAATTTCTCTCGTGGTTTGAAAACATGGCTCTGCTGACATGTAATCAACAATATCCTGTTCGTAATCAGTCAGTTTTCTAACCATGTTTTTCTCTAAGTTCCAAGCGTGTTTTCCCTGATAAAAATTTGAATACTGGATCGTCAAGATTGATCTTGACGGCCTTTATTTTAACCTTCATTTCTTTTTTCTCAATTCTGGCAGTTATAGTTTGAATATTACACCAATTCCCAATTGATATATGTGCAACTGGTTTCATCACTACACCCCAAAACTTGAGAACTTAAGATCAATAGCCTCGCCATGAGCGTCCATTTCATCCATGCTCATTTCCTGGCAGAGATCGCGCAGAGCTTGTTCGCTGGTGCAGGCATCTATGCGATTTGGCCACAGTGTCATATCAACCTTGGGCTCAGGCTTGGATTTTTTGGCTTTCAACTCGGAAACTTTCTCTTTGTACACAATATCCGCCTCGTATCTGTCCTCACCTGTTAGTGTCAACAGCAGCGCCTTGGCGCTTGCCTGGGTGTCCTTGCCTTCGATTCTGGCTATGGCATCAAGGACGGTTTTCAGGGTTATTTCTTCGGGTTCCATGTCTTCCATAATATCTTCTATGTTATCCACAGGTTTTCGTTCCTGCAAACGCTGTTGCAGTTTGTCTTTCAAATCGTGCTTAACTGGTTCTGGATTGATTTCCTTTTCCATTGGAATTGATTCAAGTTCATCGGGTGAATAAACGCCCATAATAGCGCCTGGGGCATAGAGTCTAGCCCAATTCTTTACTTGCAGATAGCCTAACTGCTGCTTGATATTAGTTTTCCATAACGGCGAGTTTTTTGTAGTAACGTCGGAGGCTCTTAGCCATTCTCCCCATACAATCGATTCTTCACCGTTTGGTATTGCACCCACCCGGCAGGATGTAGATTGACCATCGCCAGAATATTCATAATGAAAGCGTCCATTAATTGCACCAGATGATTGAATGACAGCGTTAATTAATTGAGCCTCGTATCCCAAGATACCATTTACCAGATAGGTTTTTTGGGCTACAGAGAATGGATTCATCTGCCATTGCATAGCCTGCATGACTACCGCTAAACAGTCTCCAGGACTGCCTCTAAAATGAGCCGGTACGGTTACTTTTGCCTGGGCCATTGCTTGCGCCAATGCCTGCATTTTAGTTAGCATATCGCCATCAAATATCATGGCGGCGGTGCTCGTGTTGTATGTTGCCATTTCAGTACTCATTAGTTTTGTCCTGTTAGTAGATTATTTTTGTTAATTGATTTTAGCATATTATTCAGTGTTCAGGTTATTTTTTTCAATCTGTTTTTGATATTCACACCCGGCCAGGAATGCTTTTTTAATCGCCTCGTGTTGTTCGGCTTTAAGCGCATGACTGAAAAAATGGCCCTCGTGCTTATCTGCGTAATCAGCGGCGGCTCGGTATTCTGGTTTGAATGGGTTGTTTTTCATGTTTGTGTTTCCTAAAAACTATCTAAAATTTCCCGGTCTGATTTATTAACCTTATCCAAAGATTCATACTGAAACGCCCATTTAAGGCCGTACTTTGATATCATGCGCTGCCGTGCATTTTGCCAATCTTCACCGTTTACTTCGATGCAGCCGGGGCCTTTTGGATCAGCGAGTGTTAGCGTGAAATACCATTTGCTCATGATCCATCTCTCGGTGTTTTTATTTCGCCATTAACAAACATTCCTGACATTGCCCATTCGCGTTCGACGAATTGTTCAGCAATCTCTCTTATCCACCCACCATCACCTCTAATTTGATCCCAAAAGTCACCATTTTTCACAAGATAATCAACAAGATCGTTTTTTGTTTCGAATACAGGCGATACCGGCGTTCCTTCGCTGACTGTCTCATACATCTGGTAACAATTAGCTTCTTTTGTAAATTCAGAACGATAATAGGATGGGTCAGGAGGGTTACATTCATATTGCCAAAAGAAAGGATACTCTTTTTTATATTCAGGGTGTTTTATCAAATCATCATGGGTATTGTTTTCCCATTTGATACAATTTTCCAGCCAATCCCTTGCTTTTTGTTCGTAACTTAAATCATATAACGGTATAAATTTACCGTTTGACTTTGGATGTTCCCAGTTTTTTGGAACACGTCTTATTTCTCTGCCCATTTTTTAGCCTATTGTGTAATTTTTAATAACAGAAGGCGCTTTATCCACGCCGGTTTTGAGATACTTGACTCTCGATTCCAGCAATTCGATGCACCTGTCCTCAGACTCGCTAATCCAGTCTGTATCCAAGCGCACCAAGCGCACCATATTTCCGGGGCCGGTATTGACGAATAACAGGTAGCTATCGCCAATCGTCTGCCCAAGACAAGCCCGGACGATATTGCGGAAACCGCAGCCCAAGTCATAGCCGTATTGCTTGATATGATAAAACAGGGTACGGTCTGAGAAATCCTTTGATCCGAGTGTCACGGTTTTGAGATCCACGTCGCAGTCTCCCCATTGCATATCCAGGCGACACTTGATCGGGATTCCTTTGTAGTCGGCGAATAGTGATTGTTGCTTGATGCTGTCCCGGACAATATCGCCATAAATAGCGTTGACGTTATCGGCCATGCGCCAAGCCTGTGCGTAATCGTCCTCTGTAATCACGGTTAGAGACTCGTTTTTCTGTTGGAAGTCTGCCAGTGCGGCTTTACCTGCATTCGTTCTTAAATCGAATTTTTGGGCCACTGCATAACGATCTTTGAATAGTTCAGGTTCGAGTAGCAAACAGTCAACGAGGTTTCCCATAGACAAGCTTGGCGTGTCCATTGCGAAGCATTGGGCATTGTCAAGATGCCGGTTACTCTCTGTTAGCAGGCGCAACTTTGACGCGCTTATGCCGGGCAGGGCGTGGTATTGTTCGATGGTTAGGTAGTCAGTCATTAACCACCTCAACGTTTTTCATAGTTTGTTTTTGAGCATCCGTCATTCTTGCTTGAAACTGCATTTTAACGCGCTCGGTTGATGTGGATAGCGGCACGGTAATCTCGAAGGTAGCCGTAATTCGGATTATTTTCACACTGCCAGCGGTTGAGTTGGCATCGGGTATGATGGGCTTTTCAATAACAACATTTTGTTTTGAACGCTCATGATTTAATGCTGCTTGTTTGTCAAAATCTTCTTGGCGTGATTTTTCTAAAAGTTCATTGTCTCTTGCTTGTTGCTCAATAGCGGCCTTGCGTCCTGCCTCCATAATGGCGGCGGCTATTTCCCGTTGTTTCTGTGCTTCTTGTTGTTTGATGATGCGTTCTTCCATTTCTTTACGGCGGGTTATCTCGGCATCGATCAATTCCTCCAGCTTGGCGTTAAAAATTTCATCACTGGCGGCGAAAACAGTACCAAAGTGTACGCTACTGAGGGGCGGGTTAATATCGGCCTCAAGGCAGCGTATTTTTACGATATTGACGCGATTATCATGGGTATCCTGTGCGGCTTTGCAACGCATGGCTATCTCAGTAATGAAAGCTATGGCCTTGGTTGTGAGTTTGCCTCCGGGGGTTATCGTGCCGGATAGTTTAATCAGTGGTGATACATCAGTACACCCGCAAAACTCTGGCCGTATCCCGTGCAATGCGGTAACTAACTCTGCTTGAACAATATCCATAATTTCATCAAGCTTGGCGCTCTCCATTTCATTAAAGCGATACATGATCGCATCGGCTGCAACGTTAAGTTCTTTGGTCTTGGTTGTAAAAGAATCGCTCCATGCTTTGGCTTTTTCAGTCAGTGAGCGGAAAACTGACAGTCTGAACTTGTCGGTAGTTGTCGCGTACTTACGGATCAGAGCAACGTCCTTTTTAGCGGTGGAGCGGCCTTCGTCGGATAATTCATAAACAAGGTCATTGGCCGTTCCGATTGCCATTGAAAGTTGTGCCAGATACTTGACGCTGTTGGTATGGAAATCTTCGGGCATCTGGTCAGAGATAATCATGATTTCGTGCAGGGGTTTTATTTTTTCAGTCATTGTGTGTGTCCAGGTAGTGAGTTAGTGTTAATTAATTTTAACATTCATAAGGCAAAAGTCAAGGTGTATTGTCAAATATTTTTGACTTTTGATTTGTGTGATGCTGAAAGTTTAGCTCTCGTTTCCGCAGAAACAATCTTACCTTTGTTAAAATTTGATATTTTTAACCTTGTTTCTTCTGAGACAATGCGTAATTTATTGGCTGCGGCTATTTTCGCTCTTGCCTCTGTTGATATTACACGTCCTTTTAGAGCATCTGATAGTTTTGATCTAGTTACGTCAGATACAATTTTTCCTTTAGCAGCTGATGACATTTTTGCCCTTGCTTCTATAGATGGAATGCATCCTAAAGTTCCTTCACCTCCCTGGGTAAGGTTATATCCATAAGGGGCTATTGAATTATGTTCAAGTATTGCAACTTGCTCAAATAGGCACAATTCTTCCCAGTTATCTGATTCCTCAAGTATGGTTAAAATTGGATTACCATATTTTCTTATAGCATTGGTTATTAAACTTTTCTTTTTGTTGCGGCAATGCTGTTTAAGCCTTTGTTCAGCACACCTTGAAATACCAATATAAACTTTTAGCGTTGTTTCAAAGCTTATTTTGTAGAGTTGCATTTTGATACCTTTATCATTAGGTTTATCGAAGGTAATGTGGCAACAGGTGATAAATCTGCTTTCGGATTGCAAGCCTAGCCACAATTAATAGTTTAGCATAATTTGACTTTTTGTTAAATACATTTATCATATATTAATGGCTAATTATAAAGACCCTCTAGTTAAAAAAAACGATGCTATAGCGGCAGCTGGCAGCGCCAGTAAATTATCGCGTCTACTTAATATAAACCGTGCTGCAATAACAATGTGGCAGTCGGAAATGCTTCCGCCGATCTGGGCATACCGCGTATTGCAAATCTTTCCCGACATCGAGAGAAAATGAACACCTGGGCCTTGATCGTTCTTACCATGCTTACCAACGGCGATATTTCCAGCAGTTACGAACTGCGCTATCGGTTTAACTCGCTGCAAGACTGCGAGGCGGTAGCTAAGGCGGCAGAGCTTAACGATACCCGGCACGAATTTAAAACCCTGTGTCTGCGCGTGTTGAAACCTGGGGAGTATTCAAGTGATACCAAAAAAGACGCGCCGTAAAACGCTTGAGCAGACCATAAACGATAACCGGGCGCACCTGATCGGTATGGCTAAACTGGCTGGTAAAGAGCCGCCAGTGTTCCAGGAATTGAAGATCCCAAAAGCCAAACCAACTTACACCGCAACAGAGTCGGAAATTTTAAAGTCAATACTGGCTTACTTGAGGCTGCATCCTGATGTGGGGTGGTATTGTCGAATTAACTGCGGAAGTTTCGAGATTGACGGTAGATACATTCAGGCAAACAGCCAAAAGGGTATGTCCGATATTATTGGGTGCTTGCGGAAGTCAGGACGGATATTTGCAATCGAATGTAAATCATACAAGGGCCGCTTGTCCGAGCATCAAACCGTATTCCTGCGCACCATTGCCAATGCTGGGGGCATTTCCGGCGCGTGTAAATCCATAGATGATGTAGCCAAACTGTTAGAATCGTGCTAGACTGAAAACTCTCCTATGTTTTGTGTCCTGATAAACCCGGCAGCTCTCAGTCAGCTGGCCGGGCTTTTTTTTGTGGTATAACTAAGCGTTATTAACCTCAATTTCATCTGCCCATTGCCGCGCAATCGCGCCGGCCCCCGCTATCTCTCGCCCATGCTGCGCCCATTCTGTAAATCCACCGTAATAGTCCATCATTACGGAAACCTCGTCCATATCATCGGCTAAATTTCGCAGCCGCTCCACAATTACGGATATGGGATATATTTGCTCAACATCGGCTTCTAACCCGTCGCTCAACCGGAGCTCGGTATCAATCTTCGTTTCCATAATCGTTCCTTCGGGACGCGCCCGGTTAGCTCTGCTTTATTCATGTCACCAACCCCGCATTTCTGCACTGCTCTTTTGTCGCCCGCCGGTAGTTTTTAATTTCAGCGATAAACGGCGTTGTGATCTCGTTTCCGTAAATTCGCCTAAGCTCAAACCTTCGGTTATCATCAAGTATTTCAATCACCCGGTAAACAGGTGATCTTTGTAGGGTTGTGTTTGTTACTACCATGTCTACTCTTACGTTTTCTGGCCTCATTGTTTTATTCCTCAAAATTCTTCAAAATCTTCTTTTATGAGATCAATTTTAAGATCATTCCAGACCATAAATGGTACAAAGCAAAACCTGATTAATCCTGGTATGTAATAAATAAATTTCAATATACGCGATAATTTATTACCGGCCATTATCATAGAAAATTCATGGCCCATTACGCTGACTAATCTAACTGTTTTTTTACGTCTATTTAAAAAAATTTTCATTTTTATACCTCAATTAATAATGACTGCAAGAAAATCGATCTGGTTTTCAGGGTGCTTGGTCTGCCATTCGTAAAATTCCCGTTCAGCCTCTTGATAATCAGTGCTCTCAAACAGGGTTTCTTTAGTCCAGGCATCGTAGATGCGGTAGCCAATGACGGGTAGGGGGGTTAGTGTGGGCATTTTAGTTCCTTGACTTTGTTGTTAGAATTTAATGTCTTCGATAGTACATTTTCTTACTTTTGACAGTTGCATCATTGTTCGTCCTTTATATGATTCAAAACTTAATTGTGATTTTTTACCGCAACTCGAACAATAAAATTGAATCCACATAACTCCTTGATCTTTGCTATGAGGAATTATATTAACTGATTCTCCTATTTTTACTTTACCCTTATTAAATTTAACATGCATACTACTTTCTTCACCCTCGTTACGCTCAAATATTTCTACTTTATTGCGCGTTAAATGAACATCTTCGCACCATGGGCAGAGTAAAAAATTATCTCTTATTTTCATTTTTTTATCCTTTCTCAATTAATTTTCGTTTGTGCAATAAAAATTTAGTCATTTCTGTACTGATTACAGAGTTATTGTGTTTGTCTGGATGACATAAAAACAATAATTTTTTAATGTTATCCAGTGTTAAATCATTTTCTATACGATTGATAATAGTGTTATTTTTTGTATTTTCATATCTTTTAGCTTTCGTTAAAAACCAACATTCATAGCATAATAATTTCCATTCAACATCAGCCATAAACACTTCTCCACAGTGTTTGCAACACCTCCATTCGCTCATAAATATTGATTTTTTTAATTTCTTAATATAAAATCAAATTTTAAATAAATAAAACAGGATTGTCAAATGAAAACGATATTATCAACTGAACTTTCTGAAATGGCAGGCATAGAACACAAACAAATTCTCAAGACCATTGATCGCAACAAACACCTGTTCAAGGACCGAGTTTTTGGCTTACCTGGAAACAAAAAAGTAGGTAGACCACGACGAGTCTACAAACTTGATTCTGCCTGTGTTGGTATGCTGATTATCCTTATTGAAAATGATATTGATAAATCTTGTGTATTTGAGGCGTTAGATAAATGCGACATCATCAACAGTGTCGGTATCAGTTATTCCGATAATCTTGTGAGTTGAAATGGACGCTGCCGGTTCTTTGGCTACAAAGCTTGGCAATGCTAAACAAGGCGGTGAATTTGGAAATGAATGGAGTTGCAAGTGTCCACTCCACGACGATCATAAAAATTCACTCTCAATAACCGAAAAAGAGGGGAAAATTTTAGTAAAGTGTCATGCAGGCTGCGGGGGGACTGAAATTTTACAATGGTGCAATGACAAAGGCTATCTTCCTAAAAATGGACATCAAAAAGACATTCCAATAAAAAAATCAATTATAGAAACCTATGAATATACTAACGCCGATGGTGACATTCTATTCGAAAAAATACGTTATTCGGATAAAAGTTTTGGTGTTAAACGAATAGACAAAGAAACTGGTAAGGTTGTTTTTAATAGCGGAGGCCATGCAAAAACTCTGTATAAACGTCATACGTTAAATAATCTTTCAGGGGTAGCCGTAGTAATCACGGAAGGAGAAAAAGACTGTAATTTCATTATCGATAATTACCAAATTATAGCCACAACGCCGCCGAATGGAGCTGGTTCCTGGAATAAAGCATTTATTGATGTTTTTGCTGGGGCTAAAGTTATTATCTGCCCGGACAACGACGCGCCTGGATTAAAAATGGCCTATCAAATAGCTGATGACTTATTGCCGGTAGCCAGTACAGTAAAAATTGTTATTGTCCCAACAGGGAAAGATATTTCAGATTGGCGAGGCAGTAAATACGATTTTAGAAAATTGATTATTGGAACTGATTACTATGTTAAAAAAGATGATGGCCGGGCAAATGAAAAAGTAAATAGTACGCACAACGAAACCTTGGATAGTGATAATAAATACTGCGATGTTGATTTGTTGCAGCATTTACCGGATGGCCATATTTTAAAACGCTTGGCCATTCAAACATCATTGGAATCAAGCATTCCGGTAAATACTACCTTGTTGATGGGATTAGGTGTTTTTAGTTCTGTTGCGTGTAGAAATTGGTGCGTAGAATATGAATATAGCGGAATACTGCCAATAGGACTTTACACGATTGGCGAGCAGCCTCCTGGAACAGGAAAAGGACGCGTTCTTCATAAATTCTCTGACCCATTTCAGGAAACATTAGATGCTTTGATAATTAAGCGGGATGGCCGAATTTCTGAGTTGATGGCTATTGATAAACAGGATCAAACAGACGATGAAAAGAAAGAACTTAAAAGCCTTGTGGAAAAAAAGATTGTCCTATTTATCACAAACGCAACAGCCGAAGGGCTTGAAATGACGCTAGGAAATACCAATGGACATTTTAGTTGTGTTTCTAGTGAGCAGGGATTACTCGATGTATTGTTAGGTATGGCTTACGGTAAAGGAAATGCTAATAATAACGATGTAATTCTTAATGGTTTTGATGGCGGACACGTCAGTTTTTTCAGAGTATTAAGGCAAGCCTACACAGGAAAAGTTTCTGGTAGCGTAGTTTGTTTTGCACAACAAGGCAGTGTCGAAAAAGTGTTAAACAGTTCTAATGGTACAGGATTAAGCGAGCGATTTTTATTGATTGCTGAAAATCACTTTTTAGGAAAGCGCGATCATAGCATTAAATATATACCGGATAAGGCGCTTGAGTATGAGTATTCAAAATCTTGCGCGTTTGCAGAGTATATTTTGTCCGAACCAGAAAAACCAAAAAAGAATTTACTTATTAGCAAGAAAGGTTGGAGATTGATTGAGCAGTATCAAAATTATATAGAGCCTCAACTTTCAGATGGTGGAATCTACTCTCATTCATCATTACGGGGTTCAGCGGCTAAGATAAATATGCAGATCATGAAGATTGCGGCCAATTTATATTTGATAGATGGAAATTGCATACACGATATTATACCGGATGAGTGCATTTTAAGCGCAATAGGTATTGCTGGAGAGCTTTTGAATGCAAGTTTAACAATGTGTAAGTCTAAAGGAGTTATGGGCCGTAAAGCGGAGTATGAGTCTATTTTAAGCTTATTTGAAAAAGATTTAAGACCGCGCACCGAGCGAAACATTCTGCAAGTTAAACTTAAAACTAAGCCGTTTTGCGATTTTAGCGGTAATAAATCAAATCTTGTAAGGAAGTCTTTACAAGAAATGGTAATTGAAGGCCTAATTAAAGAGTCTTGGACAGTCGACGGAATCAAGCTATATAGCATGGGTCAGTAATGTTGTAGGTGTTGAATACTGTTGTAATTGACCTACAACACGCCTAACACACGCAGTGTCTACGTTGCATTGACTATATACCTAATTGTTGTATATGTTGTATATAAAAAAATATATATATATAGAGAGAGTAATTTATACGGATAGTGGGGGTGTGGGTGAGTGTACCTACAACATATACAACAAATACAACAAAATTCTTCGTCCTTACTCTCGCTTGACTTGCAGAGGTTTTATAGCTACAACAAAACATTCTTCAAATGTTGTAGATTTGAGTTTTGAAGCATTTTATAGTTATTAACTATGGAAAAATACGAACAAGACACCATTTGGCTATGCAAACATTTCAGCTATCCAAACGAATTGCAGATCGAGATATTCTGCGAACGGGTAGCGATTCTTATGGCCGATGGGAAGATTGACGAGCACGATGCCAGGATCGAGGCATTAAACAACTTGACAATCTGTTAAAATGTATTAACATTGAGACGTAAAATAATAACTCTGATACGGAAAATGGATAATTGCAGAAACTGTAAATACTGGACACAAAAAGAACAGGGGCTATGCCAATTCGCAATCAGCACACAAGTTAAACATAGTCCTTGGCTGTTTTTTGCTACAGACAAACTTTTAACCGGGCCAGAGTTTTTCTGTTCCCATCATGAACGAATAGGAGAACAAAATGGAAACGATTAGATATTTTCTGGTATTTATGGCATTTTGCGGCGTGGCTATGGTGATGGGATTGATAACGGCGGTGATTGTTTTTAGCTACGGTGTTGGAATAGGTTAAATTGGCTAAAAATAATCGCTTTAAGGCGATTCAACAAAAAAGTAGGGTGTAGATATGGGTAACAACAAAAACGTCGCTTGGATGCCAATTTTAGATGATAACAAGCCAGAAGGTGAGTGTCTGGTATTTTACAAAAATCAATACGGCTATGGCAGGATTGTCAAAGCTGAGTTTTACGCTAGATTTACAAACGTATCTAGCGATGATGATTATAATATCGACTACTGCGAAAATGATGACACTTATTACGTACAGGCAGGTTGGTACGAATTGATAGACAACTGGACTGAATACTCAAGTGTGGCGATTGTGGAGGGTGAGCCTACGCATTGGCATCCGCTGCCAGAATTTCCTAAACTTTGACAAACACTAACCCCGAGGCTAAGCTATGAATGACATTAAATTAAACGTGTTACAGGTAGTTGCTATTTTTGTTTTAATCGAGATTGTAATCGCGCTATTGGTATGGGTTTTATGAAATGGCTATGGGCTGAATTTAAAAACGAACTTACGAACTGGATTGAGCTCAGGCGATCCAGGAAAATTAATGCGCTTAGGCGAAAAGGTGACAAAAGGTGGTGGTAGCGCAGATGTTACCGAAATGACTTTCGTGAACATCAAATAAGTGCATGAAAAAACAAATAAATATTATGTCTATACCAAAACTTGATGATATATAACTTATGAATAACTGGAGCCAAACCGCGCAACTTAGGGGCATCTTCCTTGCTGTCGGCGGTATTTTGTCATTGATGATACTTGCCTTCACAGATGCGTCAAAGGCTATGATTTCTTTGTCTATCACGACCACGATAGCAGGATTCATAGGTTTCGCTGATAACGGCCATGTGCCGCCTGAGAAACTGATTCCATCACTTGAAAAAGTGGATATGGTTGTTAATCCGGCTATTAATTCTTCTATTGTGGCCACAAAAAAGCCTGACAATGCCGGACAATGAAAGAGTCGAGTGCAAGGTTGTAGACTCTAATCATCAGAGTTCATTGTCTCTACTGAGAGAAATTACTAATCTCGATAGAATCATGACAACTCGCTTGGACTCGATGGACAAGGCGATGTCTCTTTTCAATGAGAACATGGTGCGTGTACCTACGGAATTAGACAAAAGATTGTCGCAGTTGCAAGCCATGCTGTCAGAGAAATTCGCTAATGTAGACACCAAGTTTTCAACGATTGACAAGGTTTTCAACGAACGTGATTTCCGATTCAATAAGCTGGAGGAATCGCACCGATCAATACTTAGTGTCGAGATTGATAAGATTTACGAGACTTTCAAGATGATTGAAAACTCTCTCACTTTGAGATTTGATAGCGTTGATACTCAATTCACCGAACGCGATACCCGAGCAAGTGAAAGCTCTCTGGCAAGCCAAAAGGCGATTGATGCCGCTTTGCAGTCGCAAAAAGAGTCTGCAAGCGAACAAACCAGGGCGCTTATTCAGTCAATAAACAAGTCTGAGGATTCAACGCAAAAGCAACTGGAGCAACAGCGCACGGTATTAATTGCAGTAGAAAAAACCCTAAGCGATAAAATAAGCGATGTTGCCGATAGGCTTAATCGTTGGGAAGGAACCGGGGACGGGAAAGCGCAAATATCAGCACCGCTCTGGGCAATGGGCGCGTCGATACTGACGGCGCTAATGATTGCCGGGTTAATGATGTTATTTAACAAGCCTGCAAATGACGATAAAACACTGAACAGGCTTGATAATATCGAGCAGATAATACAAAGACATGAAACGGAAACTCAGAAATTGAAAGGCAATGGGAAATAATTTTTGCTATACTCTTTTTTCCAGGCTAGGACAGATCATCCGAACCGCGACCAACCCGCAGCGCCTGGAATCCTCTTTGGTTGGAAATTTTGAGGTTGGACAGATGAAAGAATTAAGCAAACTTACTGCAACACAAACCATGTCATCTTTGGAAATTGCCAAGTTGACAGAAAAAAAGCATTCTAATGTTTTATTGGATATAAGACGCATACTTGCTTAAGTAGAAATAGGAGAGCAAGGATTCCTGTCGTCCTATTTATCTGAACAAAATAAAGAATTACCCTACATAAAAAAGGAATATTTAACAACTTACTTTAAGGTTGATTTACATGCTACAACATGACACTTGGACTATTGATAAATTCATCGAGTATGATAAAAACCCAAGAATTAACGATCATGCTGTGGAAAAAACGGCTAGGGCTATTAAGGAGTTCGGCTTTCGCGTGCCTGTTATCGTTACCAAAAACGGCAATGTTATTGATGGACACCTGCGCTTGAAAGCAGCAAGAAAACTTGGAATTAATGAAATACCTGTAGTTTTTGCTGATGATTTAACGCCAGTGCAACTTAAAGCCTTTAGGCTTTCAGTAAATCGACTGGCAGAACTGGCCGGATGGGATGACGGTATGCTGGCCGATGAACTGGACGAATTGAAGGCAATGGACTTTGATGTTGATTTGATCGGTTTTGATGATTTTAATTTTAAGGAAGAAAAGGAAATAGAAAATATAGAGGATGTGAGCGAAGAACTACCTGGAGCAATGGCGTTAAAGATTGATATGGCGTTCCCGTCAAAGTTGCCGTGGAACATGCCGGAGTTACGTTCCGATATGCTGGCAGAGATACCGCCAAACCTTAAAACCTGGGCCGGGCCGGATGCAACACCGGATGACGGTGAATCATGGTATATGTGGAACTGGCGAACGGATAGTTTACGGGGATCTCCAAAAAACCGGCTTATGATCGGGTTTTACACAGACGATTACCGTTTTGAACCTGTGTGGCAACAACCGGATATTTATGTGTCAAAAATGTTAAATCTTGGTGTCAGGATAGCACTAACGCCAAACTTTAGTATGTGGGGCGGAGAGGCGGATGCGGTGCATTTATGGGCTTGTTATCGATCAAGATGGATAGGGAGATATATGCAGGAGGCTGGTATTGCGGTAATACCCGATGTGAATTGGAGTTCACTGAAAAGTTTTGAGTTTTGCCTGCTTGGGATACCTGAAAACACACCCGTCCTGGCATTACAAATGCAGACTTTTAAAGGTGACTATGAGATAAACGAAGAGGTTGAAGGCATAAAAATAATGCTGAATAAATTAAAACCTCAGTCATTATTGATTTATGGCCACAAACAAGCTAAATTAATCATGAGTAAAATAAAATTTGAAGGTGTCGTACATTATTTGGGTAATCGCACGGAATACCGGCGCGAGGTAATTAACAGGAAGGAGTTGTAAAATGAAAGCATTAATTGGAAATGGTAAAAAAGCCGGAGTCGGTAGCAGTTTAAGCCGTGGTGCTCGTCAAGGTGGCGGTAATGGCAGATTATTTCAACGGGGCGGCAGAGGTGTCGGGCCTAGAACCGGCCCGGCATCTTTTGTATTGAATAGAACGATTCGGCCAAGATTAGGCCGGGGAACTCGCTAAAATTTCCCGTTTAACGAGCCAATTTGAGCGCTCATAATCTGCTAAAGAGCAGGATCGCTCACGATCAGGATCATAGATTTTTTGGCCGTCAGTGACTATCCAGTGATAAAATTCGTCTTGAGTTATCAGGATCGCCGTGTTTTTCCTTAAATTAATTGAGCTTATGGGTTGATTTTCATTTCGTCTGGATACAGACCATTTTGAGTTAGTCAGATTTTCCAGGGTTTTTGTCATGTCTTTGATTGTAAATCCTTCGTCAAGCTCCGGGTTTGGGTCGGCTTTCATAGCGCGATTGTAAGTCGTACCGGCAAGCATGGCCGCACAAGCTATGCCGCAATCGATGTCATTTTGTTGTTTGATCGTTTTCATTTCTCGCTCCACTGTTTTACAAGTGCATTTTCAATCTGCTCTGCCTGGCTTAGTCCGTCACGGGCTTTTATATCCCGTAATTTTTCGCGCAACCAGGGTGGGAGCTTGATAGTTGTGCCTAGTTTTTTGTCGGCTTTGGCCGGTCTGCCTGATTTTTTGATTTGAGTTGTCATTGTTTAGTTCCTTGGGTTATGCCGCGTCCGGGCGGCGGGTTAGGTTTTATTTTTTTATATCTAGCGAAATCGGTACACATGAATACCCAGCTCCACCTATCCAAAACGGGAAATTCGAGCGCTTACAAACGTTTATCGCATAGTCCAAGTCACCGGATTTACCAACTATCTCTCTTGTGCCACCCCCTGGCCATGATGATGGCTTAGATATGTAAGTGCCATCATCATGTAGATCATAATCCATCTCAACTTTGTCACATCCAAAGCTAAATGTTGCTCTAATTTCAATAATTTTATTCATTTCGTACTCCAGGTTAAGTTTCAAAGTCCGTTTCTAAAATCCATGTTAAATATTATAAACACTTTTGACTTAAAGTCAATACTTTTATTATTTATTTTTAAATAGGCAATAATGCTTAACATTGAAAATTGTGGTATATTGAAAAAATGGGTAAACCGTTAATTAATATCGATTGGGATGAAATAGAAAAGCTTTGCAAACTAGATTGCAATGGCGAAGAGATAAGCGCGTTCCTGGGAATTGGTTACAATACGCTTGAGCGAGCTTGTAAAAGAGTCCACAAAATGGCTATTGGGGACTACATCAAGGAAAAAAGGGGAGCCGGTAACGTATCGCTACGAAGAAGGCAATACAAGGCGGCAATGGACGGCGACAGAACAATGTTGATCTGGCTAGGAAAACAGCGCTTGGGTCAGTCAGACAAGCAGGTTATAGACAATCGGTCGAGTGATGGAACGATGACGCCAAAACCGGCAATAATTTATAAAAAACTCACCGATGAAGAATTGCTCGCAATCGTACACGGACAGCCAGAAAACAGCGGCAAATGAACTACTGATAAGATCGTTCGGGCGTAATGACATCATTCATTATGCCAATTCAATCGATATACCAGGAAAGCCCATGTCAGAGGATGACGAAAACGAAACTTTCTACCCAGTTGAAACAAGGATGGTTCAACATCATAAGTTAATACTCAATAAACTTGATCAGATCAGCAAAACCCGTCATGGTCGAATGATGATCTTTTGCCCTCCAGGCAGTGCGAAGTCAACCTATGCCTCGGTAGTTTTTACATCTTTTTTTCTCGGTAAAAATCCAGGCAGCAGGATTATATCTGCAAGTTACGGGGATGATCTTGCGCGTAAGATGGGCAGGCGCACACGATCAATAATCAGGCAAGATAGATTTAAATCACTTTTCAATACTCAGTTAAGTTCTGATTCACAAGCGGCCAATGAATTTTCATTAACCAATGGCAGCGAATATATGGCCTGCGGATTGATGGCAGGAGTCACCGGAAACCGGGCTAATGGTATAGTTATTGATGATCCGATACGAGGTCGCGAACAAGCCAACTCAGAAACTATCAGAAATAAAACATGGGATGCTTACGAAGATGATCTAAAAACTCGCTTAGTACCCGGAGGGTGGATAGTTTTGATTCTTACCCGCTGGCATGTTGACGATCCGGCAGGGCGCATATTGCCTGACGGATGGCAGGGGCAGAGTGGGCCAATTCTTTGCAAAGATGGAAACACGTGGGAGGTGTTGTGTCTGCAAGCGCGCTGTGAAGTTGCTAACGATCCGCTTGGGCGTGAATTTGGTGAAACACTTTGGCCTGAATGGTTTGACCCAGGGCATTGGAGGCAATTTGAGAGCAATCAACGAACATGGAATGCTCTATATCAGCAGTTACCTACTATTATTGGCGGGGAAATAATCAAGGGAGAGTGGTTTAACTATTACTCTATACTTCCTCAAATTGAGTATAGAGTTATCTATGCGGATACCGCACAAAAAACAAAAGAAAGGAACGATTACAGCGTGTTTGAGTGTTGGGGTAAGGGTGTTGATGGGCGGCTTTATTTAATTGATCTTATTCGAGGAAAATGGGAAATGCCAGAACTTGAGCGAAAGGCAGTGCAATTTTGGAATAAGCACAAGGATAAAACTGATAAATGGGCTACTGGATTCTTGCGTTCCATGAAAATTGAAGATAAAGCCAGCGGAACAGGATTGATCCAAAAAATTAAATCACAAAATAGAATACCTGTTTTGGGTATTGAGCGTAATATTGACAAATACACACGTGTAACTGATATTGTCGGTTTTATTCAATCTGGATTTGTTTATATTCCAGAAAACGAACCTTGGGTAAGTGATTTTATAAATGAATGCGAAAGTTTTACCGCTGATGATTCGCATCAATGGGACGATCAGATTGATCCAATGTGTGATGCAATAAAAGATATGCTTATGAAAACAGCAGTTAGCAATGTGACAACAATTCCAAAACATGAACAGGCCGTAAGCGCATGGTAACTCATTTCGATGTAGGAAAAAGAATGACAATTTTTATATGTAATCATTCAGTTTACAGGCTATCATTTACTCAAATTAATGGATACAAACTGTTGAGTCTGTATTTCCTACAGATCATGTTGAGAGCTAAAAATGAATCCTAAAAGCCAAGTCATAAACCCGTTCCTGCAACGTGAAATAGCGGAACACCATCCAGCAACAGGTGTTAAAGGCATACTCGATATTTTGCGCGAGGCCGAAGAAGGCAACCTGACATCACAAGCCGAACTTTTCTTCGACATGGAAGAACGTGACTCTAACATATTTTCAGAGATGCAAAAGCGCAAGCTTGCCAGCGCACAGCTTGAGTGGGAACTGAAAGTGCCACGTGATGCAATGGAATCAGAGAAAAAGGCCATCAAAGACCTGGAAGATCGTATCGAGGACACGCACGATATTGAGTCTTTGGTGTTTGCAATGGGCGATTCAATAGGCTATGGCTATAATGGTCTGGAAATAGAATGGACACGTATGCAAGACGGATTTTGGATACCGGAAACGATAACGCCGCGACCTGCCCGATGGTTTACTGTCGATCAGGCGACACGGCAGCATGTACGATTGAGAGATAACACGGCGGATGGTGTTGAATTGATCGAACATGGCTGGATTATGCATGAGCACATGAGCAAAACTGGAGAGGTAGGTACACAGGGCCTTTTTAGATGCTTAGCGCTGCCCTATTTGTTCAAAAACTTTGCAACTAAAAACTGGCTTAGATTCTGTGAACTTTATGCTGTGCCTATCCGTGTTTTATTTCATCAGGAAAAAGACGAGGCGAAAAAGGCAGAATTACTCAGAGCGTTAAGGATGATGGGGCAGAACGGTGTCGCCTTGCTTGAAGGGGGCACTCAGGATGATCTTAAGGCTATCGACGCGGCAATCGGGGAGGGCCAGGGTTTTCAAAATCTTATTGAATGGTGTGAACGATCACAATGTAAGGCCATCAACGGCGGCACGCTAAACAGCGGCCAAGGCGGCAGCCAGGGAAACTACGCAAGCGCTCAAGCAATCGATGAAAAGTTCTACATGATCCGAAATCACGATGCCAAGCAGTTTGCAGAGACGCTAACGACAAAGTTGCTCGGCTCGATTATCGCGCTTAATGGATTAAACATTCGCCCTAAGTGGCAATTTGACACCCAAGAGCCGGAAGATTTGGCGCTTTATGCTGATGCACTTCCCAAGTTGGTAGCGGTAGGCTTTAAGATTCCCGTGGATTGGGCTCATGACAAACTTAAGATTCCTGAGCCAGAGGACGGCGAGGAAATACTGGCAACTGTGCAGTCACCACAGCCAGTTAGATTTAACCCACAGGGGCAACCGATGCAACCAGGACAAACCATGCCAGTACAGAAAGCCGGATTATCGGCAGTAATCCCGCATCAACAGTTTACAGAAAAACAACAGGCCGTTGAAGATTTGGCAACTAAGGCTATCCTCGCGGCGGGAAGTCCGATTGATAGCAAACTAATAAGACGTGCGGTCATGGCCGCAACCGGGCCGGAAGATTTAGAGCAACGACTAGCTATTTTAATGAAGGATGCCGATCCTGGGGAGTTCGCCAGGGTGCTTGAAAGGGCATTATGGGGAGCTGATATAATGGGTTATATCCATGCGCAAGAATAATATGATTATCGATGTTTCATTTCTACCAGGCACAGGTTTAAGAGAAGCTTTAGAAGAAGCAAAATCAAAGGCTGAATTGTGGAATGTAACAGGAATAAGATTTAATTTTAACGAATGGGAATGGATGATAACAAAAGAAACTGACATTGATGTTGCGATCAGTAATTTTGATAGAAGAAAAATTACAGGTTAAATCGATAAGTATTTTTTAATCATATGCTGTGCGAAAACATAATACGCATAGATTGGGTGTTTGCGTTTCTCTTTTTTGTAAAAATTAAGTCGGCACTTCAATGGTAAATTTAAGAAACGATTTACCATTGCAGGATGATAGTCCATATCAAACCGGCTTAACCACAATAGTTGATGATCCAGTTTTAGCGCCAGCAGGTTCGGGTGCGAACTCGTCTACTGCAAGATCAAACAAGCGCTCAAGTTCGGCCAGTTCTGCCAGTATGTCAGCGGAAGTAGTTTGCTTTGGCCGCTCTGGATACTTGTGATCCGCCAGTTTGGTTAAAGCATCGATGACTTGACCAAGCAGATTGTTCCGTTGCTTGCTCCAGTCACTAGCGGCTATGATCTTTATCCGCGTGGCATCGGATAGCATAGTCGCGGGTATCCCTGTTAATTCCAGGAAACCCTCGATTCTGTCGAACTCGAACTCTTTTGCCTCGTTGAGTTCTTCAATAAAGGCTGATAGCGTGGACATTAGACGGGCACGACTGTAATTGAACTTGCGCCACCAGTTGCCCCCAATGGTGCAGCAAAGTCCAGAGTATCCTGAATAACGATAGGGAATACACCCTCTCCGATGTCGCCATCGGCTGTAAGTTCAACTATAATCCCTGTCGCCACCCCTGCCCAGGTAATTTCTGCACTAAGCCCATCCGCCGCAGCAACCAAAGTTGCAACATCAGGATTAGATACCGTGATGACTGGAATGCCTTCAACTACGCCCGGTGTCCCGTCTGCCTTGATGAATGAATAAATGATTACTGCTTTAAAGCCCTGCTTAACTGTTGCTTGTCCCATGATCTTAACTCCAAAATATGAATTTTTAGCCCGGAATTGGGTTGTTGAATTATAGGCTTTTTCTGAATGGGTGTATAATTAATTCGTGGCTAGGTTCTTAAGGCCGAACGCGTGAACCTTACACGCTGCCACATCCCCATAAGGATTTTAAATGAAGGGTTTAAAATGAAAGATTTAATTACTCAAAGAAAAAATTATAAAGCTAAGTACAATATAAATTTTTTTGAAAGAAAAAATATACATTCCTATGCTTTATGGGCTATTTATGTAAAAGGAGAAAATCATCAATATCCTAAGTTGCCCACAGCTTATGGCCGAACAGATACGTTAGAGCAGGCCAACATAGCTTTAACTGATTGGTGCATAGCCAATAATATCACGATTGAAATGATGCGATGTGAGGGACTTATTCCTTGGCGGCTCATTAAAGATTTACTGGAAGGAAAAAGCGGATCCGAGTATTTTGCACGCGCTATACTTAAGCCAAAAGGTTTACTAGGATTAGTTAAAGACTCAGATTTAGTATTTGAAGGAAATAAAAACAAAATATTAACGAGCAGTTTATTAGTTGCTGAAAAGTTTAATAAACCCCATAAAAACGTTTTAAGAGCTATTGATAACATCCCAAAAGATGATTTTTGGCGGCTCAATTATGAGCCACGAGAATATCTTGATGAACGTGGAAAAATGCAACCAATGGTTGATATGACCTGGAAAGGATTTTCAATGTTGGCTATGGGTTTTACTGGAGAAAAAGTTTATATCTGGAAAAAATCATTTTTAGATGCCTTTGAATCGATGGGTGAAGAAATCTATCGTAGAAAAGAACAACTACATAATCCTTTATGGATTGAAACAAGAGAAAACGGAAAAATTCAAGGAAGATTAACACTAACTGACAGAATACAACTTCTGGAAGAATTAGCGGATCAACAAGGTGGACCTAAACTTAACAAAGATGGCGTTAATATTGGTCGAAAGTATTACTCGACAATAACGAAGATGATTTATAAAGAACTTTTTGGAGATAGTTCGCTTAAAAATGTTCGTGACCAGTTAGATATTCTTAAACTGACGTTTTTATCGATTTGCGAGCAGTCTTGTTCAGATGAAATAGAAAAACTTGTAACTATAGGCATGGATTACCACGATATTTACCAAGAATGTAAAAAGCGTGTCATTGCAACAGTTCAAGGCTTATCTGCCAGTAAATTAACAACACCAGGAACTGTGGTTAAATTGGCGTGGGATAATGGTTGATACATTTTCCTTTGGCTTTAATCAGACTTTTCACCAGGCCGTTAAAGCAGCGCAACAAAGGAACGTAACATTACCAGAAATCTACTATAGCGCCGCATTCCGTGGAATCGCCCGCCAGCAAGCATTTTCAATAGCCGGTATCGCAAGCCTGGACACCCTTACCATCGTGCGGAACTCACTGGTCGCTAAACTGCAATCTGGCCAAACATTTGCAGAATGGAAAAAGGATATTTTAGAATCAGGAACGCTTGATCTGCCACCGCACAGGCTTGAGAACATCTTCCGCACCAATATTCAGAGCAATTATGCGCGGGGATCATGGGAGCAGTTTGTGCAGTCTAGTGATGCGCTGCCCTATTTGTTATACGATGCGATTAACGATTCCAGGGTTGATGACGAATGCCTTGCGCTCGATGGGATGATTAAGCCGGTAAATGATCCTTTCTGGAATGTTCACGCGCCATTGCA